TCACAACCTGGATACTGACCTGCATGACGCTGGAACGTGGTCGTCTGATTTGACCACATCCCCGAACGCAGCGTTTGGCTACGACTGGCCGGAAGGTACTGGCGATCCTGAGTTTGATTACAACAGTCCGCTGTTGGTCAAATGGGATGGCACAGGCTGGGGTGGTACTGCTGCCACATGGGAAAAGCAGTGTATTCCGTGTATTCGTCGTACCGCTCAGTGGATGCGTCAGAAGGGTGGACTCAAGGGCGATACTCTATTGCTCATGTTGTCTGGCAACCTGATGACCGGATTCAAAGAAGCGATGGACGATAGGGTCAGAGTAATTTCGCCTTACAAAGAGGCTGAAGACCTTGGGTTTACGGACACCCTTCAGTTTGAGGGCGTTGGTATTAAGTCAGAGTATGGCGTTGCTGCTGACACTGGCTACATGGTCGCGGTTGATAATATCAAACTCGACTACATCACCAACGGAATGATCGAGACGAACGGGCCGGATGCGATGGACAAGGACTCGATGAGTTACAAGTTCAACGCGCTGTCTTCTGGAAACTTCCAGTTTGACGCAAAGCATACGGCAAAACTATACAACTTCGCCACTACGTAAATTTGGTGTCGCATAGTTTAACAAATATATTTTCACAAATATAAAGGAGCCTAAATATGGCACTTCAAACAGCCCCAATGGAACGGGGTCAAACATTCTATAGTGCGGAGGTAACAATCGACACCTCCGATTATAGCGACACCAGAGTCGAAGGATTTGAAACGATTCTTAAAGACACGAATCCTTCGGATGTCACTCAACGTCGATCGGGTAAACCAGTACACGCCGTAGTGATGCGGAACGTGTCTGGCAGCACCTTGTACGCTAGCTATGCCGTCTCGGTAAAAGAGGGCTACGAGGGCAAGCGGTTTGAGAACACATACACCACGGCATGTCCGCTGGCAGGGGTCATTGACGACCACCTGGATAGTGCGGGCGTCCGAAATGGCGATATGTGTTTCGTTATCGTCAAGGGGCCGTGTAATTACTACACGCCCTCTGCTACACCAACTACGGCTATTGGTGATTTGCTTTATGCAAAAACCGACGATGATGGTCACTTGGCCAGACATGCGAAGGCACTGACATTCACCGCTACGCAGACTACTGACGGCACAATGGGTTCGATTTTGAAGAACTCGGTTGGCCGTGCATTGTCGGAGTCAACAGCAGATGAAACGTCAACCTTGAAATTGATGGACGTAAACGTCCAAGTTTAGCATGGTGGGTCGTCTGCGCAGGACGAAACTGCTGCCGGGAGTAACATCCCGGTGGCAGTATTTTCAACGAATCCACCATATTGGAAAATACCATGCTACAAAAAAAATTATCTCTGTTTATTGCCACGACACCATACGGCGGTAACGGCCAGGCGTCTAGCGAGCATCCCGACGTTCGCAACTGGCTGATACAAACCGTTCGCAAGGTTGCAAGCGAACCACGAATATCAGAATGGACGCTTGAAACCTACAATGATACGCCTTGCCCAATGGTTCGTAACCTAGCGGTTATCGACGCCAGAAAGGCCGGGGCCGATCTTCTATTGTTTATTGACTCCGACCAATCACCGGACAATATGCTCGTCAACGATTCTACTGCCATACCGTTCTGGGATGCTGCATTTGACTTCATCTACCGCAAATGGGAAGAGGGACCGTATGTTGTTGGCGCACCATACATGGGTGGCGATGCTGGCCACGAGAATGTATTCGTAATGAAGTGGCGCAACTTTGTGTCAAGTTATCGAAATGATATTGACATGAAACTAGACCAATACAATCGCAATGAGGCGAACGCAATGTCTGGCATACATGAATGTGCAGCATTGCCAACCGGACTCATTCTTTACGCAATGCCAGTGTTTGACCTGATCGAGCCTGCACCGGACGATATGGCAGAACGAATTGCAATGCCATTGGTTAAGCGAATCGAGGCGGGCAACAACACATTTACCCCAGAGCAAATGAAGGAACTGGTTGAGTTCATTGTCCACGAAAAGACGCGACTAGAACAACCGTATTTCTACTACGAGTACACCGACCAATATCAGCAGAAGAAGGCCAGCACTGAGGACATAACAAACACCCGCTACATATCAATAGCCGGGATACTGAAACTTGGCTACAACCCAATCCAATGCGCATGGTCGTCGTGGGCAGGACATTGGAAGCCGCGTAACGTATCGAAACCAGTGTGCATAACCGCGAGCGACGTTGCACAGAAATTCAAAAACGCACTCAAGTCTGGCGGTAACTCAGAATACAAAAGAGTTGATGTTGGCGAATTGATTGATGCATCTGCACGTCAACTTCAGTCGAGGGTATCTAACCCATCGTGAGTATAATGAATGATCTAGTGATTGCTCCAGATATTATCATAGAATCGTCGGATAAAAAATGTCCGATCTGCCTAAAGAAGCGATCAATAAAGTCCTTTATGTCTGATGGTATTGAGTACGACGCTTGCAAAAAATGCCGAGGGGATAAACCAACACCAGTTGCAAAAAACTTCGCAAAACGATTGGTGGCACAAGTAAGGGGTGGTGGGATAGCCGCAACTCACATATCTGAAATTGACGCTGGCATGGTCGAGCGATTTGGCGGCGTTAGTGAATTGTGCGATCTGTGGCACGAACAGATTATGATGGCGGTACTTGACTCGCCAGGATCAGTAAAAGCCCTTCGTGCAATCAAAGATGTTGTTGACTTAATCAAATACAGCACTGAACACCGCGACTCAGCACCAGACATAACGTGTATGTCTGACGAAGAACTAAGCAAGGAAATGCTCAAGATAGCAATGAAAGCCTTGCCACCAGAAATGTTTGCGAAATGCAAAAACTAACTGATATATCTGCAAAGCAATTACGGCGATTCGCTGCCGAAACTAAGCAGCGTGAGCAAGAGGCGATACGTCTATTTCGCCCACTGCCCAATCAGTTACCGTTCTTTCTATCACTTGCGTCTGAACGAATCATCAGGGGCGGAAACCGGAGTGGTAAAACTGTCGCGTGTGCTATCGAAACGGCGTCAGCGGCATTAGGTATACCACTACTCGACAACAACAATAAGCCAATACCATTTAAGTATCCTACTGATAGACCAATAATGATATGGGTCATTGGATACGACGCAACACACATTGCGAGAATATACAGATTCTTGTTCGAGCCCGGTTTGTTCAAGGTCATTAAAGATAAGGAAACACACAAATTTCGAGTATGGCGACCGTGGGAACAGGAAGACTTAGAGCGAGAAGATGAAGTAAAACCTTCGTCGCCACTTATCCCAAAACGATTCATTAAGGAGACTGCCTTTCTGGACGCTGGTAAACGAGTATTCTCTGTTGTGCGATTGCAAAATGGTTCGACCATAGAGGCTTATTCGTCAAAGGGTGCGGCAGGGCAGGGCGTCAATGTTGATGTGTTGTGGATCGACGAAGACATAGCACAACCGGGCGACGTGTACGAATGGCAGGCTCGACTTGCTGAAGTACGCGGTAGACTGATTTGGTCGGCATGGCCACACAACAACAATTATGCTTTGCGTGAGATGTCAAAACGAGCCGAAACCGAGAAAGACCTAGAAAGCCCAGATGTATCTGAAATAGTATTGCGATTCACGAAGAATCCTTACATACCGGAAGACTCCAAGCAAAAGCGAGTTAAAGCATGGGCTAATGCTGGAGAAAACGTCCTCCGTGCCCGCGACTCCGGTGAGTTCTTAACTGGCGATTCACTCGTTTATCCAAACTTCGATATTGATTTACACGGCATACCGTGCAAACAACGACCTGACGACAGGCTAGATAAAGTATTGTCGAAAACCAACTACCGCGTCCCCAACGAATGGACGTGTTATCTAGGTATTGACCCAGGACACACCCATTCAGCAGTGAGTTTTATTGCAGTACCACCGCCAGACGTTGGCGATTACTTCATTGTCTACGATGAAATATACATGCAGCGTGGTACTGCAAAAGATATGGCGACCGAAATTAGAAAGAAAATGGGCGATCGAAAGTACCATGCTTTCTATTTCGACATGAAGGCCGGACGCCAGACTCATATTGGAGTTGGGACTACTATTGCCCAACAGTATTCAGAAGCATTTGAAAACGAAGGAATACAAAGTCGCCTAACTAACAGCGGTTTCATGCAGGGTTGCGATGATCCAGGTGCAAGGAACATGGCTGTAAGAAAAATGATGGAACCGCGAATTAGTGGAACCACAAAGTTTCGCATATTCACAGAGACAACACCGTACCATCAGCATGAGCTTGTTCTGTATAGCAAGAAGGTAACGAGGGATGACATACTCGAAATTGTCAATAAGAAAGACGACCACTTGATGGACGCGATGGCGTATGTCGGAGCATCAGAACCACAATTCTTTATGCCTCCACCAGAAGAACGAAAAAAATCACCAGCCCATCTGCTAATACAACAACTACGCAACAAAAGCAAAAAATCAGAATCGACTACCATTTATCTAGGTGCTGGCGCAGTACCGGCTAACTACTAAGGAGAACTGTTCATGGAACGCTTTACGACCCCCATACCAACGAATCGAATGTGTTTTTGGCATAGAGCCGGAGACGAAAATAGAGATCCAGCAGTTGCCATTGTCACGAGTGGCGACGACTACGGGCTCCTCGACCTAACGGTTTTTGGTCGAGATCAACGTGCTCCACACTGTCTATTGGGTGTTCGATACAAGAATGATCCGTATCTGAAAAAGCACTCCAATTCAAAATTCGAAAACGGAACATGGAGCTACATGCCCGGCTTTGAGGAAACGGCAAAAATCATTGATTCGTCAGGTGACGAACCAACAGAACAATTAGTCTCAACAGAAAAGACCGTGGCAGAAGCCAGAGCGTACCTCAAGACACTACGCGAAGAAATGGGCAGTGATTCAAAGGCGTTAGCCGTCGAAATGACCAATTTCACTGGCGAAGGTTGGACCTTTCAAAAGGTAAATGCCAATCTTCGAGCTATTGAAGAAGCGGAAAGAACCGTGAAACATGCAAAGCGAACAGAATAAATACGAACTATTGCGACCGATCCAAAATGGTTGGATGAATAAGATCAATCTAGCCATCAAGGATAAGAAAGAGAAATTTCAAGACATTGCCGACCAGTGCAATTATTTCTACTCTGGCGGTGTGGACTTCATGTACTCGCAAAAGTATCGGAATAAATATCTAAAGGGTTCAATCCAGCCTAAGTTTCAAATCTGTTTGCAGAAGGCATTTGAATTTGTAGCTGTTATTGGACCGTTGGTTTATAACCGTAATCCAAATCGAAACTGCCGACCATACAATCCTACTGAATTTACACCAGCAGATTTTGGTGATCCGAACGATCCTAATGTTGTTCAGATTTATCAACAGGAAATGATGCGAGAGCAGTTGCGTAGCTCAAGAAATAAAACCAGATGTGGTTTAGTTGAGAAGTATCTGAACTACACGGCAAGGGAGCAGCCCCGCGACGGATTGAAGCAGGCAGGTGAAGACGCCGTTACCGAAGCACTCGTAAAGGGTCGTGGGCTTTTATGGCCTACGATATACTCACGACCAGGCTCAGAGAACCGCATTACCACACTGGAGTACGATTCGGTCGATAACCTGCTGATCGACCCAGATGCCACCTCGGCGGTATTTGGGGAGGCACAGTGGATTGCACGAAAACACGTCACTCCACACTGGATAGTTGAACGACTTTACGATTTGCCGTTTGGTACATTGCGAAATAAGCCGGGCAACTCTCAAATGTCCGAGACTCAGGCTGCTAATAAGGGCAATCCACCTAATGGCCTGCATACTGGCAAAACCTTTGATCTATGCACATGGTGGGAGATTTGGAGTCTTGGTGGGGTCGGAACGCGACTGACTGGCGTATCCAAGGTGTTGGAATCTGCGTTCGACGAGATAGTAGGCGATTATGCTTACATCGCAGTTTGCAACGGATACCCTTCGCCACTTAACGCACCAAAGGGTGTCTTAGAAGAAGCGACAGAAGAAGAAGTGGCGGAGATGTTTGCATGGCCAATACCGACTTGGGCCGACAGTCGTTGGCCGGTAGCTATGCTTGACTTCTATCGCAATATCGGTTCTGCATGGCCAATCCCACCAATCGCGCCAGGACTTGGCGAACTGACAGCAATGAATATCATATTCAGCGCGTTGGTTAATAAGGCGTGGAATAGCAGTCGTGAAGTGATTGCAATACTCAAAAGTGCGCAGGCCGACGTGGAATCTGTACTCAAAAGTGGTGACGAGCAGTTAATCCTGGCAATCCCAAATATCCACCAAGACATAAATAAGGTCATATCTTACTTGGGTCAACCGGACATTAAGGCAGATATGTGGCACATTCTCGACTACCTATTTGGCCTCTTTGATAAACGAGTTGGTTTGGCTGATTTGCTATACGGCATGACCGGACCTTCTATGGATAGGACCGCTACTGGCGTAAGGACCAAAGACGAGAAACTATCCATTCGTCCAGACCACATGGCTACGAAAGTAGAAGAGTGGTTGACCGAGGCATCACAACTCGAAAAACTATTTGCCTATTTTGGCGGCATTGAAGGTCAGGATGTGAAGGCATTACTTGGTGACGCTGGCGCATATCTATGGGACCAACATTTCGCCAACGCTGATAAAGATGTAATCATTGGCGAAACCGATTGCACGATTGAGGTTGGCAGTGCAAGAAAACCAAATAAGCAACGCGACCAGTCCAATATGCAGCAGATTTATCCTGCACTATCGCAGCAACTTGACAAGTACGCCGACATGACGACCGATAGCGGGCCACTCAACGAGCTTAACCGGCTGTTTGGTGAATCAATCGAGCAGGACATGAGCGGCTTGCAAATGGGGCCACGTCAGCCACCTCCGCCGCCACCTGACCAACCAGACCCAGAACTACAGCAGAAAGAGTTTGAGTTTGAACAAGACGCACGACACACGGAGGCGAAACACCTGCAAGACCTCGAAATAAAACAGGAGGTTAGCGATCAAGACCTCGACCAAGACACAGAAAAACATGATCTTGATATGGAAAAAGAAGAGGACAAATTAGACATGGCCAGACAGCAAGCCGCCGCGAAAGGTAGCAACAATGGATAACTTTCCAACTATCAGCGACGACGCCTCAGTTCAGGCACTTTATGTCGAGTGTCGAGAGCAAGGCACTAGCCACAATCTAGCAGAGATATTCGCCTTGAAACGTGCCCCTAATTTAGACACCGACACTACGTTCTTGAGGGGCATCAAGCCTCTAGGCGACCAATTCACAAACAGCAACGAGCGTGATCGAGTAATCAAAGAGGCCAAAAAGCAAGGTTATACGCCAAGAACTAGCGACTATTACTGCCCAGGTATTGCGAAAAGCTGCGGTGATCCTGCGGCGTTTGTACCGTCAGCGAATCCCAAGGCTCACGTCAGGAAGGTTTGCGAAACACGCGATACATCATGTCATGGAGCAGTTGAAGTTAAGCGGAAGGCAAGATAAATGTCACGCCGACGAGCAAGTTTTTTCAATATGGAGCTTTTTGAACCAGGTTTTTTTGGCGCTGAGTTTTTTCAGGGAGGACGAGATTGGCATATATTACCAGAACCAGATGTGCTACGCCGAACAGCAAGTACCGAGGGTGATCCACTACGTCGCAACGCGCGACGTAACGCAAGTTCAACAAGTACAATAAGAAGATAAACTATGGCAGGCCCAAGAATCTTTACATACTCAGATGCAATTGAAAACCTAATCGAGTTTGCATCGGCAAGAGGGCAGCAGATTTCACAGAGAGCATTACGTGGTGCAATACGCATGGCCTACGTTGAAGTGCCATCGTTATGCAACTGGCCCACACTCACTCGAACGGGGCGGGTTTACATCCAAGCACCACAATCTACTGGTACCATTGTCTACGACCATTCGGGCGGCGATAACGAACGTCAGCTAACGCTAACTGGTGCTACGTGGCCTACATGGTGCATTGACGCAGTAGTTCGATTCGACGACACAATTTCACACATCGCCACTAGAGAGTCGTCTACCGTAGTCACATTAGACTCGGTTATGAATCCAGGTGAAGACGTAGCATCTACTACGTACAATCTATTCAAACAGTGGTATAACCTGCCAGAAAACTTTGGCGATTTGACAGGGCCAATTGAGGTTGACACTGGCGATACACTTCAGTCGATTACACTGACCGAGATGCTAAAGAAGTATCGTCAATCGTACTCTGCTGGCGATCCGCAGTATTACACGGTAACAGAAGTGCCTGATTTGTACGGCACGATCGGCATGTACCTCTATCCGGTCAAGACGGCATCCGGCACGCTCGACTACGTGGGGCGTCGCCTGCCTCGCCAGTTGCAGCACACAGGTTACGACTCGCGTGATCGTGCTGGCACTATTTCAGTTACGGCAGATAGTGCGACCGTTACTGGGTCTGGCACATCGTTCAAAAACAACATGGTGGGTTCGATCATTCGGATTGGTGACGACACTGAAAATCGACCAACTAGCCTGAATGGCGAATACCCGTACACCGAGGAGCGGTCGATTATATCGGTCGATTCAACCACCTTGCTGACGCTTGACAATACCATCGTTACGACTAGCAGCGGCAAGAAATACACCGTATCGTGTCCAATCGACCTGGGAGTTTCGCTCCACAACCTATTCATGCGTCAGTGCGAGAAGCACCTTGCACGTAACATGGGATTCAAAGGTCTGGAGCAAATCGAGCAATCCGAATACGACGCACGGATACTAGCTATGGGCACACGAGCGCATAGTTCGCCGGAGTCTACAGCTAAGGGCTCACGCGGGCCAATTGGAAACGAAGTGAGTTCATTCGA